ATGTAAGGCTTCAATGTCGCCATCAATAGCAGATGCACTCATCAAGCTCAAAGGTTGGCTTGGAAGTTCATCAATTACAAAGTGATAGTCTTTTGTGTTTGTCAAATCACTTACATAGTGTAAGTAAACCTTTGATATTTTTCGCATTTTCATTTTTCTTTAAGTTTAAAAAATAGTCTTTTAATTTTGAAATATTATCCGCCTTTGGCTTATACTGTTTCTTCATAGATTCCAAGTTGTATAGTTTGTTGGTGTGCTATAAGGATATTCTCCGCCATTTTGGTATGCCACATATTCAGGATATAAGCCTACATTTAAGGTAATATAATCCACTAAACGCTTTCTGTAAGTCTCCGCTATCTGTCTGTATCTTTTAACCAATGCTTCAACTTCAAAACGATCCAATACAACCGTATTTTCTGGGTTATTTTTTAAAATACCAGCATTGCTTACTTCATAGTTATGAAATTGTACAAAGTCCGCCATTGCATAATGGATTAACATAGGCTGAATGTAATAACTTGTCAAGGTCAGATAATTGCCCGATAAAGTGTTATTTAAAACATCGGTTAAAATCTTCCTATAAAGCACAGTACCAAGTACACCTTGGATTTCTATATCTTGAGCAACCTTAATAAAAGGGCTAATGTTGTCTATATCGACATTGCCTTTTAATTGAGTATACTTGTAAATATCCTCTTTAGTTACCAGTAAAACATTATCATTCGTTTGCATCTTTATTTATTCTTTAAACTTCCTCTATTAGGTAAATCGATTGTTTTAGTACTTGCAGTATCCCAAGATGGTGGTGCAAATGGCACACCTTCTCTGTTTGCAGTTGCATCAGATACCTTCTCATAGTTACGCATATCCCTTTCGTCGCTATTTTTCTCACTTGGAGTTAGTGGCTTTATCTTTCCGCCTTCAGTTTTTCTTCTATAAGTTACTCTATACCACGCGTGATGGCAATAAACTCCACCTTTAAACTTCCAGATACTATAATTGCTTGATCCCTCTGGGGCAAATTGACCATTTACACCGTTAAAACTCATTATATTTATGTCCTCTCTGCGATAAACAATGCCTTTTTTTGATAGGTTGGTCATCTCTTTGCAAAATTTTCTTGAGTTTTTAGTCACTCTGTCTGGACCATAACGGTATCTTATCTTGAATATACCAGTATCATCCTTTGATTTCATATCAGGATTATCCCATCCAAACTCAAAATGATCATCCTCGTCATTCGCCTCTTGGATATCTATAATCTCCCATTCGTTTAGGTCAATCTCTTCGCCTTTATCTTGCAAGAAAGCTAACCAAGCATTCTCATCCTCTTCGGTCATCTTTGGTTTAGAGAATTGAACGCCTATTGATCCCAATGCCTTAATAACATCAGAGTTATTATCGTAATGCTTCTCAATTCCAAGTTCTTTAATCTTCTCAACTTTGGCCTGGTTAGAACCAGTCGCATAAACTCTTGATGATGGTATACCTAATTCAGACGCAATATCAAGCATACCTTCTTTAGAATCCCTTGCAGAGATAACAAATACTGTTGCACCATTTTCAATTTCTTTTTTTGCAAGCTCTTGGCCTCTGTCTGTGCTTAATGTATCATCAAAATCAAAGCTAACCTTATTTTCAGCAGCCATATTCCACTTGTTTATACAAATAGCGTATGCTTGCTCGTTTGATTTGCCTTCGTTTACTACATATTTAATACATCGGCCTAAAAAGTCCTCTTTGCTTTCACCACTTTTTTTTTCAACCATTTCAACTTTAGAGAATCCGTATTCCTTCTCCTTGGTTGTAGTATCAATGGCCACTCCGCTTAAATCAACAAACTCTAATGGTTGCAAAGTTTTAAAGTAAATATCAACCATCACTTCGTTCTTTAAAAGCACCTTATTAAAGGCATCAATCAATAGATTCTGGAATGGTCTTATTACAATATTGTCAAACAAAATACTTGCAGTTTTTAACTCTTCAGCATTTGAGCTAAATCCGTTCCCACTATTTTTAACACCAAAAAGCAAAGGACTTGTGATTCTATGAGCTAACAAAATTTTGTCAATACATTCAGTTGATAGGAATTGATATTGATCAGCAGCATCGCTTAAAGCAACTGGGGTGATATCCGCTGCAGAATCTTTACTTTCGTTAAAAGATACGATTGCTCTGCCAGTGTTTGAACTTCCGCCAAATTTAGCATTGATTTGAGCTTCGATTGCATCTTTAATCTCTTCAGATGGTTCACCATTGTTGAAGTTAATCAACATACTTGGAGCTAAACCGTTCTTAATGTTATTTAAATGATAGTTACTTATCTCACCTTCCAATTCACAATATTGAGTGCCACCTTGATAGTCTGGTGGTGCAAAATAAAAGTTACCAGTTGAGTAAGGCTTAATAACCATCATACATTCTTTAGCATTGTCATCATATCCAAACGCAGCAAATTCTTTTGGCTTTTGGCCCTTCTTTAATTTACTCCAATCAGCACAATAGAACCATTTTTCAATCTCGCCTTTATCATTGGCTTTTTGTGGTCTTAAAGTTTGCATTGGGAAGTGGTAAGCCTTAACATACTTTTTACCGTCTTTAGACTTTACAATTTGAAAGGCACACATACCAAGCATTGTTAAGTCCATTACACACTTTTTAACCTCTTCGTTTTGGAAGATGGTTTTAAAATCCAAATAACCCTTTAAATGACGATCAGCCTTAACAACCTCTGGGCCATAGCCGTAAATCATATCGGCTTTACCCTTGATACAAGCGTTGTTTGTAGGACTTGAATAATACAAATCAATTAAGTATTGATAGTAGTTATTGTCAGCACCATATTCAACCCAATCTTTATTTGTTTGCTCAACAATTGATGGGCTTGTATAACCAGCCATATTGATGATGTGGTAACTTGGAATATTTTTTTTGCGTGTAGCCATTTTATAATGTTATCCAGTTTTTACTGTTTGTATTTGTTGTAGACCAAGACTTCCATTGTCTGTACTCATCAATAGAACCAACAATCCAATAAGCTAAATACTCAAAATACATCTTGCTTGATTGAATTACTCTGATGTTTAATTCGTCTAATTGATTAGCCACTGCGTTGATTGTGGCAAGTGATGGAAGTGTCAATGTAACTTTAGTTCCCACTATTGTAGGTGTTACTGTTGCAGTTACTAATGTCTTGGTAGCTTTGTGTTCAATTTCAAGTGTTACTGGCAAACCATCAAACGCAATAAGCGGATGGAATGATATACTTGTACTTGAATTATTGATTACCATATTTAATAAAACCTAAAGGCCTCATTTTGTTACAATAAAAAAGGGGCATCTCTGCCCCCTTCTCACCTATGTACACTTATTAATTATGGAGTTACATCTGGAGTAAAGATAGTTGACAAGCCAGCGTAAGTTACTGCAGCCAACGGTCTTGGGCCATATTTCTCTGAAGCAATAAAGCTTAAAGTATAAGTACGAGCATCACCAAGTAAAGTTCCCCAATCTTCAGAACCAGTTGTTACATCACAACCAAATTCCTCACCTAATAACCAGAAGTTGTCATTTCTATCCCAAACAACCACTCTCCAACGACCAGTTGCTAAAGTTTCAACATCTTTAGTATCTAACCAAGGAGTCGCTTGTGATTTAGGTTTAAATTTAACGGTTAAGTTTGATTCGTGGTAAGTTGTGCCATTGTCTCTTGAAGATGTGATGGTGTCAGTAAAACTGTTTGCACCTTTCAATTCCCAAAAGTAACCAGTATCTAAAGTAACGCCACCAGATTGAGCGATTTTAGTAACCGCCCCTGAAGCGTCAACTGTGATAACATCACTCCATACGAATGGGATTAAAAACATACCTTGTATGCCACCCAAATATTCTTTGCAAGGTTCAAGTCTTGCGTCTATTGTATTACAAGCCATTTTATTATTTATTTGTTTTTATAAAAAAGGGCGGGTTTTGGCCCACCCCTTATTGTTAATGTTTCAGTTAATTATTACGGAGTTACATTGATAACAACTTGTTGAGTTGGGTTAGTTGCAATGATACCGCCCGTAAAACGCATTATGGTGCGGACATTCTGAGATCCGTCGATTTTAGATAAATCTATGACAGACACTTCGTTAAAGTCGCTCAACAAACCTGTGCCAAAGTGTAAATCAGATTTCATACCTAAGATACAATCGTTATCATTTAAACCTGGACACATAGTTACTGGAATACCTTGGAAGTTCA